CCCGCTGCACGCTCCTCGCTTCGTGCGGGGCGGCACCGCCTTCGTGGAGTAGAATATGAGCATCGACACGGTTGTGGTTTGGGTGGTCGTCGTATGCTACATCCTCGGTCATTTCTTTGGAGGTTGACATGAACGTGCATTATGAAGTCACCGATACTTTTGGCGGCGAAGCCAACTACGCCTGGGTCCGCCGCAATACCGAAGAAGACCTGGACGAACAGCATACGTCCAAGCGGGCTATCGTGCGCCGGCTCAAGAAGATGATGGGCATCACCGGGGAACGCTGCGTCGTTGACGACTACGGTGACCAGATGACCGTCCGCCCGGTGGGGCGGGATGCCCCCTGCGTCATCGGCTTTGTGACCTTTGAATGGAGGTAGCCATGCAAGCTGCCAAAGACATTCTGAGAGCGTACGCGGTTGTGTCCGCCGTACTTTCCCTATTCAGTATCCCCGCCGCGCTGGTCGTGTTCGGTGGGGCGACCTTCCTGGCCGCTGCCGCGTACACCAGCGAAAGGTGGTAAAAACGGGCATTCTGAGGGGGTATCCTAGTATCAGCCGGGAGGAGATCGTCGCTCCTAGCGGGCTAAACCCCTAATTATTTTGCCCACTTTTTGAGCAATTCTGGAGAAAACCATGAAACTCGTGTTCAGTAATAGTTTGGCACCAGTAAAGGTGGGGCATCGTATTGTGGAGGACAACGGCGACGTGTTCGTGGTTTCGGGGTGGAAAGAACCCCAGCACATCAACAGTGCGGGCCGGGTGTGGGTAACCTCTCTAGGTGGCACCTACATATCTGAATACTTCCCGCACGTGTTCAACATGAAGTTCGTGGACGAATAGAATAGAGTCTCCAGAACAGGAAAGGAAAAGTCATGCCCGATACCGTACTTGCACGGAACACCGCCGCTTTCGTGGCCGCGTACATGCGGCGGAATCACGAATACTTCACCAGTGTGTACTCGGAGGATGAGGCCACGCAGGTGGTTTACGAGGTAACGCACGCCGCTGTGCTCGCCGCCGTCTTGGAGGGGGAAGTGTTCAACCCCGAGGCCATGGAAGCCAAGGGTGCCGATTACCTGCCGGTTATCGGGGGGTAGACCATGCGCACCGTTATCAACGTACGTGAGAAAGGGGGCCGTCGTGCGGTAACCTACCGCGACTCCGAGTGGGAGGAGTTTTGTGTCTACTTTCACGAAAATGGCGTGCATCTGGAGGACGCTGACTACCATACAGACGACATGGACGACGCGCTGGATACTGCACGAGCGTGGGTGCGGGCGGTAGAATAGCCCGTTTGGTGGGGGTCTCGTGACCGGGGATAATAGAGTCCCCCCACCACGAAGGAGATACACCATGCCTATGTCCCTTCCCACGTCGCGCTGTTCCTTGAACCCCGCTATTAGCATTTTCGCCGCATCCTTCCCAGAGTTGGATTTGGTCGAGGAGGCGGACTGGGAGGAGCATGTCGAGTTCCTCTCATTATCCGACGCCGGCCTCGAAGAAGAGGGCGATGGTAACTCCCCTGAGAACGACAACGTAGTTGACTATATGGAATGGTTCTACGACGAACCTGTCTACGAATAGGGAAAGGGCTTCGGCCCTTTTCTTTTTTTCGTTTTCATTTGTGGTGGCACCATTCCTATATAACTACTCTGTTCTGCTTTGCACTCAAGTTCAATTTCTGCTGGTGAGATGTGGTGCCACTGCTTACGCAATACCACCCTGTTTCTGAAATTTGGGGCGGGAGGCTGGTGCTGCTGAAATGTGGATATCTGGACCTTAATATCCGAATATCCTGAATGCGCTGATTCCCGATAAAAAGACCCGAATATCCTGAATTCTGGTGGTGGCTGGTGCTGACTGCGCCGGCTGTTCTGCGTGGTGGTGCCACTGTATATACATAACTCTGCTGTTTGTGTGCTCCGATCAATACCTGTGTGGTGCGGCGGGCGGCAATTCAGGACAAAAAGGTCTTAATATCTGGATGTCCGAAAGTATTTAAGACAAAAAGGTCCGAATATCGGGCATGATTCTTGATTTAGGATATCCGTATCCGAATACCGGGTATGATTATTTCCCATGCCAAAAAACAGGGTATAGAAAAGTTTCATCCAGGATATGCCTATCCGTTTATCGTAGATCAGTTTTTCCTATGTCCAGACCCCAGCACGGGATTTAGGACACGCAGGTCCGATTTTATTTTTTTTCATGCCAGAAAATCGAAAACGCGAAAATAAAAAAGTTGGCATGGCATATGCTACGCGCGCACGCATTGGGGCTCTAGGAAGCCCACCACGCGATTAAAAAGGTATGGGGTATGCGATGGTATAGGCCAGACTTAAAAACCTTACTACGGGCCTAAAAACGGCCTTCTCGGGCATGTTTGCAGGATGGCGGATATGGGCATGGGCGGGAAAACGGGCATGGGCGCATGGCCGAAAAATATTTTGCACTTGATAGCAAAAAACTTGCACAGGCTTAAAAAGCTTTCCTATAATGACCATGTAGCACAGTTCTTTAACAGTTAGTTGCAGTACCCGCGAGGAAGGCCAGGGTTTTGTTACCTAGCACGGGCAAATCGAGGCCAGAAGGCGCGGCGCAGTAAACCCTAGATCGCACATTGCACTAGGGAAACTTTTTGGAGCCCAAAATGGCCACCACGAAAACCACGGCATCGGAAGCCGTCAAAAAACCCGCCACCAAACCCGCCACCGTCAAAAAGACGGTACACGGCTTGACCTTGTCCGCCGTAGGTTTGCTTGATGCCTTCGGGCAGCGGTTCATCCTTCGCGGTCTCCAGTATCACGAGACCAAGGGGAATGTTTCCCTTGAAGGTAAGACGGGCACCTACAATCTCACGTCATCCGGCGTCAAGGCGATGTCCGCGCGGCCCGGATTGCAGGCCGCGAAAGAGCGGCAGGCGAAAGGCGGGAAATCGGAACAAGGGACGCCTTACGCGAAAGCGCCGAGCGGCTTTCCCGTCCCTTATGTTTTCCCGTTTGGCAAGCGGGAGGAAGGGACGAAAGACAGTCAGGCCGCCTTTGCGGCTCTCATGCTTGCCGTTTCGGGCAAGTAATCCACTTCAACTAATGGACGGGCGCGGCCAATAATCGCGCCCGTTATGACCATGTCAATTTTCAAGGTTGTCGGTTCCATCCTTGACGTATCGGGAGACGTTGCCCAATACGTTATGGGGCAGGTTCGTTACATCCGCGCGGATAGCGCCATCCGCGCGCGGCATGTTTTCCAAGACAATTACAAAGGGATCGCGGACCATGTTTCCTTAATCGGCCCTAATTACGCGGCCCGTATCGGAAGCGCGCGCGTTTACGATGATATCGCCTCCCCTATCGGCGGCGATGGCATCTCTTCTCCCGAAGAGATTTATGCGTATCGCGAGGGACGCACGAAATATACACCCACGCGCAAGGCGCGCGCGCGTTGCGTCGCCATCAAACACGCTCGGGCCGAAACGGGCGCAAGTAAGGCCATGGCGAAGGCGGGCAGGCGGATTGCGGAAGCGCAGCGTCGGGCCGGCATGCCGGTTCGCGTCAAAGCGTAGATCAATAACCTTTATGGATGGCCAGACACTTGGCCATCCAATTTTTTTATCTATATACCGGATAAAAAGATATGAATATCCGAAATCAACTTTCATGCCAACTTCACAAAAATCGACCATAGAATTTTTTTATTTTCCGTTATTTGGTGCGCTGCGCTTTTGGGATAGGCAGCGAGTTTACCCTTATATATATACCTTTTTAATATCATGTTTTGGATGGGTAGACAGCGAGTTTACCTTTATGTATATATCTTTTTAATGTAGCTTTGGGGGAGGCATAGGGGGAGGCACAGGGTATACTTCATGTTATATTCAGCCCCACCCCTCATAACTTTTGACCCCCCATTTACGCCAACTCGTTTTCCATCTTTCTGGAAATTTTAGAATGACCCCTAAACAATTTTTCACGGCCACTCCCCTTCTCCCTGCTTCGTTTAGCCATCTCCCCACCACATAACAAAATTTTCGCGCGGAGTCCTTTATGTCTACTTCCACCACCGTTATTTCGCCCAAACATCGCGTACCTGCAATGGGGCTACCCTTAGTTGACCCTTATACCTTAGCTGCCTTAGACACGCTGGTTGATATCGCGGATGCGGCGTTATCCTCCAGTTGGCAGGTCTATGACCGCATCAAGAGATTGCGGGCGTCGCACAAAACGTATGTGGGGTTATTGACTAGGTACCTAGCACCGTTGATCCAGCGGATTGCCGTAGACAATGAATTGCCGGCTACCGTAACGGGAAGGTACGCGGCGAGGTTGGTGGCTAGGCATCTTGCGGAGGAGTACGTAACCCAGGAGTGGTAGGAAAAATCTCGGGCGGTGGTTGGGTTATCATTTTTTGCAGGGTTACGCAATTTGTTATAATGCGCATGGGCGTCATTTTTTATAAGGGTACGGTGGAATGCGATTGCCAAGGAGTTTGAGTTAACATGTGGAGCGAAGATTCGCTAGAGGACCAGCAATGAAACGATTGGCCAAACGTTTTCTACTACTAGTACAGTGGTGGTTCCAGCTACCAGCTTGCCTAGTGTTAACAGGGGCCTGCGTTTACTATCAAGAAGCTACATTGGCCCTGGCGTTCGCCATGATTACAGGCGGACTTATTGTATTTGCCTATCTTGATTGGGCGGACTTCTTGGAGGAGTGGAATGTCATCTGAATGGATAGAATGGATTGAGCCGTACGATCCGGAGGCGCAGGTAACTACCTATGTACGCGCTCGCGTTTCGGAGGTGATCGCGTATATGCACTCGCGTGCAAAAACGCTAGGTGTCGCCTACCCCTCGGATCAAGACGCCTTGAATGATTTCATGGTGATAAACTGGGCGGAGTTTTGTAACGCCCCGGATACAGTAAAGGAGAAATCATGATCATTTGCACACACGACCCGAAAACCGGGGAGGTGACCAGCACACCGCAGGACGGGGACGATATCCAGATTGCCGTGCTTTCGTTTGTCGATAGCAAAGGCACGGTGGGTACCGCCACCTTTCGTAACGAGGAAACCGATGGTCGGCTTGCCATGCTCACCGCTTTAGGGGCGCTGCAGTTGTCTATCAGGGCACTAATGGACACTTTCTCTATGGGGGAAATGCCCGTCTCCGGTACGATTGGCAAAGAGGACAGCGATGCCGCGTGATAGCAAGAAGAACGGCAAGGAAATGGCCAAGGCCAATATGCCTAAGCCATACAGCAAGGACTGGGAGGAGATGGCAAACGCGCTAGCCAGGGGCTACACCCCAATGATATACGTCTGTAGTGGTTGCGGTGGGCCAGTGGTACATGGGTATTGCTGTACCTTTTGCGGGTCGTCGTCCCCGTAATTTTGTGGGAAAGTTGGATGCTAAGAGACACTGCACGTAAATACCCGCTTTTTTGCATTTTTTGCACGTTTTTTGTGTATTTTTTGACGTTTTTCACCTATTTTCACGTACTTTTCACAGATTTTTGACAGAATTTAGGGGGATTTTATGCTACCCGACACCAATATTGGGCTACTTCTTACCCGTTTTCCACGGCCTTTTGGCACCCCAAGCACCAACCTGCTACCCCGGAGGGATAGTAGGAAGGACTGGAGGCTACGTTCCGTGGTCAATTTTGGGCTGGCACTACAACGGTCTGGAGGATTCCACCACGCCCTGCGCTACATGAAGGAGCAACAAGTCCCCCTACACGTAGCTTTACGTGTGCTACTAAAGCGCCCGTTGCGCTAGTTTTGCACTCAAGTTCACTTTTGGAGATAGCGATGCCCCCTGAGCAGCCGCACGACCCCGTAAACGCCCCCAGTCATTACCAGCTTTTGCCGGGGGTGCAGGTCATCGACGTACGCAAGGCTATTCTGGATAAACTTTCCGCCCTCCCGCTAGGTACTCGTAAGCCCTCGTACTACCAAGTCGATTGCTGGAGCCGGGCGTGGGAGTACCTTACTCGCTGTTGGGGTAAGAATGAGTTGGAGGACTTGGAAAAATCACTAACGTATTTGACGTGGTTGATCGAAGATATGAAGAAGGAGCGGGCGCAGGATATTTCTTCATATCGTTTTGGGCCTAACGCTAGGTAGTGCGGTAAGGGGCATTGATAGGGGGCGAGATGCTTGGTACTCAGGTGAAGAAGAAATGGAACGCGCCTAGGTGCCCACGTTGTGGTAGGAAGGCAGTACGCAGGCGGGATGGGTGGGCGCTCCGTGGCGATGGGTGTGTATCCGCCTACTATGCGGAACGTCGGTGTAATACGCAATCTGGAGTGAGACATGGATTACTTTTGTGACAACCAACAATGTGAGTACCACGTGAAGGAGCAGCGCAAGACGTTGGAGGTAGAAGACAGAGGGGGCGTACGCAGGCGGGTGCACCGGCATTTGTATGTAGCTTTTGCAGCGGATCGTCGCTTTTTCCTGTGCGATACGTGCCACGCGGCGGTACAGATGGTTGTAGGTGGCGGTACTTCTATAGTAGACCATGATGGGGAAAGGCGTATATGAAAATCGTACAACCTAGCTTTGAGATTATTGACCACTCTAACCTTACGACCACTATTGAGATTGGTGGTCGTACCTGCTACAAGAGCGAGGACAAGATTTGTGACGGCAGCGCAGACCCATTCATCGAGAAGATCAAGAACTTCAAACATGAGTGCTATTCCGCTGATACTGACGTTTTAACTGCTGACGGGTGGAAGTCGTGGAGCGCAGTTTCCATGGACGACTTCTTTGCAACATTGGATGCCCGTGGCAATATCGAATACCACAAGCCGTTAAGCACCTACGAGGGGGATCACAGTGGGCTGATGTACAGGGTTGACGCCGCAGGCGTTGACTTGCTGGTTACGCCAAATCACCGTATGTACGTGTGTAAAACTTCGACGAAGTCAGGAAGAGCCAGAGAAAACTACGAATTTGTCACTGCGGAAGAACTTGGTGCCAAGTCCCATGCTTACACAAAGGTTGGCAGGTGGAGGGGCGGGCATAGTGGCCTAAGTCCTAGTGCTATAAGGCTACTGGGATTCACAATCGGCGATGGCTGGGTACAAGGCAAGCGGGTGTACTTTAACTTGCGTAAGCCACGCAAAATCGAGTGGCTTGACGCTATTGCCGATGAACTTGATTGTGAAGTGCTGGTCGGCGCGAACGGTACAAGAAGCGTACCAATCCCTGACGGGTGCCGTAAGCTGTTTGAGGATACGGTGTCCAACGGCGCTAGGCAGATTCCGCACGGGGTAATCCTGAGTTGGCGCAGCCAAGAATTGGATTGGCTGCTAGACGGTTTACTGGAGGCGGACGGACATCGCGGTAAGACGAGCACGAGTTTGTCTACGGTAAGCCCTAAGCTGGCGGATCAGGTGCAGCAGTTATGTCTGCATATTGGAATAGCGGCTACTATCAGGTCTCGTCAGCCCAAACCCAACAGCCTGCGTGCCAAGCCAAAACGGTTATACACCGTCACGATTTTGCAACGTAGTCTGCTACCAGAGGTAAACAAGTGCAAAACCGCGAAGCCTCAGACTTCGTGGGAATACTACAGCGGTAAGGTTTACTGTGCACAGGTTCCGCACGGCACGCTTTATGTGCGGAGAGGTGGTACACCCGTGTGGTGTGGCAACTCTGTTCTTGAGCACGGCACAGTTACGGTGCGTATCCTCTGTGACCGAGGCGTTACCCATGAGCTTGTTCGTCACAGACTTGCCAGCTTCTCTCAGGAAAGTAGCCGGTACTGTAACTACGCAAAAGGGAAGTTTGGTAACGAGATCACAGTCGTTGCGCCGCAGTCTGTTCTTACACAGCGGCAGTATGATTGCTGGGCGCGTGCAATGGAGATTGCGGAAGAGCAGTATTTGGAGATGGTTGAGTTGGGGGCCAGTGCACAGCAGGCCCGTTCTGTTTTGCCGAATAGTCTCAAAGCAGAGATCGTCATAACGGCGAACCCCAGAGAGTGGCGACATATCTTCGCCGTTAGGACGCATCGAGATGCCCACCCGGATATGGTTGCTACCATGCGGCCTATCCTCAAAGAGTTTCGGGCACGCTGGCCGGTATTGTTCAACGACGTGGGGTACTTAGACTAGGAGGCGGTATGGGTCACCCAAAGTACGCAAATGTCGGTAGCCCGTTGACGCGGTTGATCGAGGAGTGTGCGGAGTTGCAACAGGCGTTGTGCAAGGTGGAGCGGTTTGGGTGGCTCAATTACCACCCAGACCGGCGTAATTGCACGAACATGGACGACGTGAAGGCTGAGATGGACGATGTTGTAAAAGCGATGGAGCGTGTGCAAGAGGAAATGAGGCAGGTCGAGCACGACCACTTCAACGACAGGCTGCGTTTTTAACTGTGACGTTTACTCTGGAGTGTGATATGACAGACTGGAATGGCTACCATAGGGCGCGGGATGCCGAAGAATTAGCTGGGCGTCTTGGGTTCCGTTTTGCTTACGGGCGTAATGGTGGTATTGAGCTTTACACGTTACCGGATGGCGTTTGGGCGGAGGATATCCGGCTTGTAACCTTTGCTACCTTTGAGGAGGCGGCCTTGTGGCTAGATGGGTACGCCAAGTGCACAGACTACTATACCTTGGGGCTTAAACTTCCTCGTAGGCCGTCTCGCGGGCTAGAGACGTTGGGCGTGCATCGCCCAGCCGAGGGGCCGGGCGCGGATTGAACCTAGGTAGGGGGTAGAATGGTTAGGTCGGCACTGATTACGCGGCGTAATACCCAGGATTCATTGTTGGTAGTTGCGCTACTCTTAATCACTTCTCTAGCCTCAGTAAGCTTTGGTTATATGCTGCATGGGGTACAGGCGTCACCACAACTTCGATGTCCTCGTATCGAGGGGTTAACGCCTGTGTCCTCCTCCAGCACAGACCAGGGGCATTTTTGCACTTACGTGCAGACGTATGGGTTGGCCGTTAAAAAGGTAAGACTATGAGCAATGAGCATTGCGTTACCTGCGCTATCCTTGGTTCGATGACCGCCACATTGGTATGCCCGGTATGCGATTACAGCAGAGTTGACACAGAAGCTAATGATGAACTGATGTGCTTACGCTGCAAGCATTCTGACGAAGACGTACATGGTGTTCATTGCGGCCCTTGCCTGGACGCATGGCCGTATGACGCGCCGATAGGGCCGGGGTGGACACCATTATGAAACCAGCTACCCTACATCAACGTCGTGCCGAATGGGCGGAAAGGCGTATGGGTATACGCCGTGGCGTAGTAAAAGTTTTGCGGAGCATTGAGGCGGGGGAGGTGGATGAGTTAGACTTGGCCAAGTTGCATAATTTTTGTCAATGCGCTTTGGCTTTGCTAGCGAAAGTCGAACAGCCCGTGTGGGAGTCGGCGAAGAAATCCGCAGAGCTAGCTTCTTTGTTGCGCGGAGAGATGGTGGATTTTGACTACGCGGTCAAGACACTAGAGGATGTGGGGGTTGTTGATGACGACGAGGATTCGGAGGGTTCGCGGGGGCACAAGCACGTCAACGAGTGGGAGGGTTCGTAGAACTCGTGTAGTAGCCCCAGCGCCCACAATAGAAAAAACGAGATACATCGTAGACCTAGAGAAGTTATCCTGGGGGCAAGCACTACAGTTGTACTTGATTACAAGTTACCTGTACTACGAGCTAAATCGTAGCCTGATCACTGACCACGTCTTTGACAAACTATGCCAGAAGGTTTTAGCTGGGTGGCGAACCGGGGTGCACCCGCATAAGCACTTGGTTATGCGCTCCGACCTGCTAGCAGGTACGGGCTACGGGCTAACCGGGCGGTACCCGAGTATAGTGCAAGGTGCGGCTTGGGCAATGCTGGAACGTCATTGGGAGTTATGAATGTCAAGAACACGAAATAGAGGCGCTGTAGTACCGGAGGATATACGACTGTCAGAGCACTTCCTGCTAAGCGATTTCATGGGGTGCGACTCAGTGTACCGTAAAGGGTACAAAAACCTGTTTCACGACCCTGACGGCACAAAATTGGCCGAGGGGAAGTACCTATGTGAGACGCTACTTGAGCCGATGCTGTGGGAGTATGGCCCACTGAGTATTACGTATGGCTACATTTCCTCAGAGCTAAGCGAGAAGATCGTGAGCTACCAAGACCCGAAGCAGCCCTCATACCATCGGTGGGACAAAGGGGCAGCGGCGGATGTTGTTGCCCATAGCTGGGTAGTCGAGAACCCACCTATCCTACTGGCCCACGATATCGACCAGCGGTTTCCCTACTCGCGTATGATCACCTATTCTGAAAGCGAGGGTATCTGTGTAGCCACACAGCTTTCAGAGAAAACGCCTAGACGCGCCTTTTACGAAAATCGCTATATGGGGGTTTCCGGGGCGAAGCCTAAGTATATTCGTAAGTCAACGTCGTTGGATGCTAAGCGGCGTGAGGCGGAAGGGCTAGTTCTGGAGCACGACTGGCGCGGGGCCGGCTACCCAACCTACCACGGCGGCGGACGTAGACAGCTTCACCATAGACGCTGTGGGGAATTCTCTTTGCTTACTGATTTTCTTTACAGTAGTCGGGTAGCGTCAGGTGCACGTAATATGCCCACCACGGTCATAGAGGACAGCGGTGTGTTTGACCGGGCCGGGGCATTCTACGCGGCGCTACTGCGCGCCTTAGATACGCCACGTATCAGCGTTATCCGTGGGTTTGAATCCGGGGGGAAGGATGTGCATAATTGGGCGGAAGGATTTGCACTTGAGTTCAAGCCACCGGCCTACATATCTACAGACGAAGTAGCTGACGCCGCTGTCGCCACAGGGCTAGTTAAGGCATTTGCCAGGGGGCGGGACGCGGGGTCTATTACAGTATTGGAGGGCGTATGCCTCTAGGTGGGTACAGCCAGTCGTGGACTGAGAACCTTCGTACTATCCATATTGGAGAAGGGGCAGTGATGTACACGAACCCTATTCTGGAGGCCGAGCGATTTGCGCGAGCCCTACCGTTACTCCGCAGACATGGGCGGATGTACACAGAGCACGCTAGTACGGAGGACACTTACCTGTCCTCACTACCGCCTAAGTTGCTGGCTGGTAGGTGTTATGACGCGGCGTATTATTTGGTGGCGCAGTACCCCAGTGAGCTTGTCTATTGCGAAGGGTTCTGTTTGTTTGCAACGGCCCACGTGGAGGAGGGGGCCGCGCTACTAGCGCATGGGTGGGCTGTAGACAAAAAAGGGCGCATCGTAGACCCGACGCTTATGCGGGCGGCACAGAAAAAGGCGTTGTATGTAGGTGTACCCTTGCGCCTGGAGTACGCAGCCAGCGAAGCGCAAAGCACTGGGTATTTGGGTTTGTTGGACGGGCGGCTAGATAGCGCCCCACGTGGTGTTTACTACGATCCGCCGTCCGCGTGGTTGCAGGGGTAAATGATGGGGGTGCGTAAGCGCCGGGCGTGGCCGGCAGGCCGTACATACTATGCCCGCGAGTTTAGCAAGTGGGGGATTGCTTCCTCAAACAAGCCTATCAGAAGTAGGCACGAGGCCCTAGCAGGGGCCGTAGTCGTATTCTCTAGTGGCAGGCACCTAGCGTACATACGGTTTGCGGAGGCGTTTGTGGACGCGGTGGGGCATGCCTTACCGCAAGGGGTAGGCCCAGAACACAAGGCGTTCATAAAGATGGTAGAATGTCCTTTATCCGGTAGTTGGCGTATGTATGCAGGCTATCTGGACGGTAGCGCGACGGTTGCTTTGGTTAGGTATGTGCAGCGTCCCGCATGGTTGAAGCGTTTAAGAAAGGTATAGGTATCGCTATGGTCAGGAAGCGTAGGCAGCGCGCAGTAGCCTCCCCGGTAGTGGAGAAGGTGGAGTTTGCCAGTAACGAGGAGCGCATTGAGAGCAAATACCGGGAGCGGGCCACCAGCCCACTTCGTGCTATTCGGGCCTTTTGCGTTCTGTGTATGGGGTGTCAGCCGAAGAAGGTTACTTCGTGTGACGCGGTGGACTGCGCTCTACACCCTTTCCGACAGGGTAAAAACCCATTCCAGAAACACGCCAAGAAGAATTCTGCGGAGTAACGTGATGGAAGTCTCAGCGCCTAGCCCTGGGCACGTTTATGGATGTTGGCGGGACCGCCCACGAGAGACCCTGGATGTGCCACTTCTAGTACAGGAGGGCACCACGTTTCTGCAGCGCGTAGAAAACGGAAACACGTTGAGAGTGGGGGTGTATCGGGCGCACACCCCTAAATGGTTACCCATACCATGCGGGCATGACTTTCGACAGACGGACGGTAGTTGCGCGGGGTGTATTTACCAGAAGGCTACCTAGTTGATCTTGGCGTATAGGCACAGCGACAGTGGTAGGCCCTACGGGGCCTTTTTTTGTGCCTATAGAAATGCTGCTGCTCCGTGTTTTGCTTTTCTGCTACACTGCCTCCCTGTATCCTTTTGCAGGCTTGGGACGGTGTATGATTGACACAGGAGTAAGGTATAAGGTAATCGTCGAGGAAGTACACTCCGCCGATGACTTCGTCCTATTGGTAGACCTTGGGGTGGCGGGGCTGTATAAGCGTACCCGTGCGCGGTTGCATGGTGTCGATGCCCCTAATGCTTACAAGGTGAGAGCAGATACAGACGCAGGGCGTTTGCGTGATGAAGTCAAAAACATGGTTGTAGGTGTACCTTGTGAGATCACCATCGTCAGTGAAGGTCGCGGCGGTTGGGTAGTTGAGTTGTATATGCACTCAAGTGCAACCGGCGAAACTGTTCACATCAATGGCGCGCTACGGGCGCGTGGGTACGTATACGAGAGGCGAGACGCAGAATGAGTAAACCTGTCAGCACCAAAACTGTAGCGCCCCGTCGCGTACGTCGTGTGCGCAGTTCCTTTTCAGAAATCAATACACGGGTACGCGCTATCACCACCACGCAGCATCGGTCGAATACCTCCCGGCAGGTGGAGCCTGACTACGCTAATGGCATGTTGGGCGGGTTGACCCCCATAAAGGCTCCCTATGATCTACTAACCCTGGACGCTATTTACGAGAAGAGCAACATCACCAAGCAGTGTGTGGCGGCGTACGTAACCAATATTGCGCTTAACGGGTGGGATGTTGTCCCCGTTTCAAACTACATTACGGTAGACGAAAGTGAGCGGCAGATACTGCAGTCCTTCGTGGATAGCGCGAATTACGACGAGTCCTTGACCAGCGTACACGCAGGCGTGGTAGAGGCGTTTGAGCGACGTGGTCACGCCTACATCGAGGTCATCCGGGATCGTAAAGGCAGAGTAGCTATCCTTCGCAATGTGCCAGGGCTTACCATGTCCCTGTGCCCCAAGAACCCTGAGCCCGTAGAGGTGTCCTATGACGTGGTTCGCGGCCCTCGTATTTCCTTGATCACAGAGTACAAGACTTTCCGTCTCTACCGGCAACAGATCGGCGGTAAAGTAGTCTACTTTAAGGAGTTCGGTGACCCACGCTCTCTCAATCGCACTACTGGTCAGTTTGGTACGCCTACGGCTAAAGTAGCCCCTGTTGATGAGGCGACAGAAATCATCCACTTCAAGCAGTCGTCGGAGGATGTTTACGGCGTTCCACGCTGGATCAACCAGCTACCGTCTATTCTCGGTAGTCGTGAAGCTGAGGAGGTTAACCTTCGGTACTTTGAGGACAATACTGTTCCGCCGATGTTGTTGACCGTTGCGGGCGGGCGGCTGACAGCCGAGTCCTTCCGGCAACTCAAAGCCCTGCTTACGGCGCGAGGGGTAGGCAAGGAGCGGCAGAACCAGATTCTGTTACTTGAGGCGGTACCGGAGCGGGAGAGTCTTGAGGATAAGGGGTCCGTTTCCCTCAAAGTGGACAAGCTTACAGACACCCGGCAGAGCGATGGTTTGTTTAAGGAATACGACGAGGCGAACCAGAGCAAAGTGATGTCGTCCTTCCGTTTGGCCCCGATCAACATCGGCAAGAGTGCGGACCACAATTACGCTACGGCGCAGACGGCTATGTTTGTGGCGGAGAGTCAGGTATACGCGCCCCTCCGCCGCGTTTATGACGAGTGGTACAACAAGCGTCTTGTGAACAACCCTCTAGGACTTGGACTGACTACGGTAATGCTACGCAGTCGCGCCCCGCTTATCACTAACCCGGAGATGCTGGTTAAGACGTTGACGGCACTCAATGTGATGGGGGGCCTCACCCCGAGGCAGGCGCAGATCGAGGTATTCTCGGTACTGCGCATCGAAGGGGAGCTATACCCTGAAGTTGGTGAAGATGGGTACGAGGAATGGATGGATATGCCCTTGGCGCTTGCTCTCAAGAGCCGGGAGGGTAAGCCAGAAGATACGCAGGACGAGCAGTCACAAAAGGATGGAGAGATTAACAACGTCGAGGATGAGGGGGAGGTTGTTCCCCCTGCACCCGAGCACGGGCAGGAGTAAGCCATGGACAGCACCGTGCGACTTATAACAAGGGAAGACAGAAAGTGGGAGCAGATCGCTTTCGCGGAAGTGCTGGTTCCTAATGTCCCGAACGTGTTTGGTGACTACTGGACGGTGGAGGCCGTACGACAAGCGGCCTACATGTTCATGGAATACGGGTTCAAGATTGACGTAGAGCATGACAATGTCGATGTCAGCGACCGCGTACAC